CTATTGTAAAGCTCGGGTAAGTACCCGTTACGGTTATATCAGTACCGCCCGTTATGCTTACTATTTGGTCGGGGGCTGTATTGGTAACTATATTGCCTGTTAAATCTATGCCCGTACCCGCTGTTAACGCGTCCTGTTTACCGCTAAACGTATTAAAATCGCTAGAGCTTAAATAACCGTCGGTTGAGCCGTTCGCCTGCGTTATGCTTATATCGGGCGTAGCCCCGCCGCTCGACGCTATCGGAGCGCTACCCGTTACCGCCGTTACGCCGCCGCCACCGCCGCCGCTAGGTATGTTAACTTCTACAACGCCCGGCGAAGTTAGCGAAGCCGTTACGCCTGCGCCTGTAAAGTTTAACGTAGCGGTGTTAGTGCTTACGTTTGTACCTTCGTCTTTAACGGTTAGCGGTGTACCACCGCCGCCGCCAATAGCCGTTAGCGGGTCTTCAGGTGTACCGTTGCCAATAATGGTAACGCCGTCAACCGCTACCGAAGTTAAACACGGCGTACACGGTTCGAAATCTGGAAGCGGTATATCGCCCGTAGCGCATGTATCATAACAGCCGTCCTCGTTAAAGGTCGTTACTATAACGTCCATTTCGATAGTTACCGAAGCCCATTCAAATTGCGGCGGTAGCTGCTTAATTTCGTTGGTATAACCGTTCGGCGTTACTTCATAATTAACCACGCCTAAAGCGGTTTTAAATTGCGGGTCTGTCCCGCTTACTAACTTATAAACGCGCGAGGCTATCCAGTCTTGAGCCTCGGCGCTATCGCAGGGTAAATGGTTTTTGCGAACAACCGCGTAAGCCGTTAAAGGAAAACGCGTTTCGTACATGGTTTTGCAACCCGCTACGCGTAGGCTATCCGTTTTCGTTACGGTTGTTTTGCCGCGCTTTGCCCAAAATAACGTACCCTGTTTAGCGTCATAATTCGTTACGGGTACGGCTTGCCCGTTGCCTATGTAATGCACCCATGCGCGCTCGCTCCCGCCGTCGTAAAGCTCGCACAAGCCGTAAATTTGGTCGAATATATTACCAACGGCGGCGCGTTGGTTTAGGCGGTCAATAATCGAGGTTAATAGGTTCATGCGTTTAAACGTTTTTGTATTTCTTCTGCAAGCCTTATTGTATGGTCTTCTAAAAATCGTTCTTCTTCTTCTTTGGTAGGGCGAAAAATAACGCCGTACCCGCTAAATTCTTTGTATTTACGGTTAACACTTTTGCCATACTGTAACCCTTGCGCTTTTTCATATTCTCGCGGGTCTAATTGAATGCCAGCCTCTAAGCCGTTTGTATATGGCGGCTCGCCGTCAAAATTATTTTTAAGTAAACTCGTAAGCTCTAACGGGTTCGGGCGTGTTTTTTTTAGTTTCGCATAGCCCGGCGAATAATCGCCCGCGCTAGTTCCCGGCGACTTGCGGGCTGGTAATGGTATCTTTTGCCCTGCGGTGTTTAAAAACTTTTCGAATATCCGCTCGCCCATATCCAAACGCAAATCTATAATAGCTTCATATAACGGTTTAAAGTCGTTTACTAAATCATTATACAGTTCTTCGGTACGCTTTTCAAATTCGCCTACGGTCATGGTAACGCGGTTACGTATTTAATGTTTTTACGGCAATCGAAGCAATGGTTATCGTCGGGCAGGCGCATATTTTCTAACATCGCCTTTAATTCTAGGTTATATTGTTCGGCTGCAATATCGCGAGCCGCTACAATACCCTCAAACGCTGGAGCGGTTGCAAATACTTTATTACCCTTATTCAAACTTACGGCGGTGTTAACACGTTGGTTCGGGCTAACGGTTAGCGCATAGTTGTAAATTTCGACCGCCGTAGCGTAAGCCAAAGGCATAGCCATTAAACCGCCTATTGAGCATAACCACGCCGAACGGTCGCAGTTAACGTTATAATTTAAGCTCATGCCGCTTGTGTACTTTTGGTTAGCGCTACTCAGTACGTTCGTACCGTCGGTTGTTAGCTCTATTCCTATGGCGTCCACAAACGGGCAAATATGCGCCTCGCGTACCTTACCGCCGCAATCATAACAGCTACCCTTTTTTGGTATAAACTTCGGGGCGTTAACATCCATTTCGTAAACAATCGCTAAATCTAACTTACGCCTACCCGCTGCGAACTCCTTACCTATAAACTGCTCAACGCCGCCCGTACCGTAGGTAAACGAATAAACGAGCTTTAGCGTTGTCATATCGAATACCAAAACAGGAACGTTAGTATTAGGGCTATCAATAGCTAATAATATATCGCTAACGTAAAGCTGTAAATACGAAAGGTTATTAGGGTTTATCGTTAAACGAATACCGCCGTAACGCCCAGCGCCTAAAGCCGTTTGAATGTTCGAATAATCGGTTAATACTTGACCTACCCTTTTATTTTCAATTACGGTGTCGGCTTTCATAACAGGATTTAAACGGTTTAAAACGTCGCCGCTTAACTTGCGCCATGCGAACGACCTTTTATCCTCGAATAGCTCAACGCCGTTGTTATACTGGTCGGTTATTAGTTGCCCTAGCAACGTCGTATTAATGCCTAAACTATCAATATATAAGCCCGTCGTTGGTTCGGGTAGGCTGCATTCGTGTAAACCTAGTAATTTATCAAAACACATGTTTAACGTTTTTACAAAGATAAAAAAAAGGGCGGTTATTTACCGCCCCTCGAATTACGTCTTTTAAGCCACCGATTAAGGGTTAACAATAGAAACGCAGTTAACATAGTTAACGCCGCTGTATTTGTCTGAAGCCTCGTAAATATCGGTAGGTAACGTTACTACTTTGCCAGTCGTAGTTAATACAATCGACAAATTACCGCAATCGTCCTTCATAGTTAAATCGCAAGGTACGCCCGCAGGGGTGAACACTAGCGTTTTAGAATAGTTAGAACCTGCTACGGGAGTAATACCTGCGTTCCATTCAGCAAGGTTAAAAGATAACCATTGAATAGCGCCCGCGGTTGTTACCAACGCTTTAAGCTGTGAGCCTTGCGCCGCTGCTAAACGAGCGTCGTAAGCAAAGCCGAAGCCGTTTTGCTGTGAAATAGCGAGTAAATCAATACCGTATTGCGTGCAGCATCCAGCTTGTACGGCGTTTGCGTAACGTTGCATAGCTGCACCGCCAAACGCTACGGGAGCGCCCGGATAATTAGCCATGCGGGTAGCTTGTAGAATATCTGCAAGCGCGAAAGGGTTTAATTCGCTATCGGTTAGCTCGGTTGCGATTTGCAAACAATCGCTCGAAACGGTATAGAACCCTGTTACATCAGTACCCCATTTACCTATTTCGGCTACGGCTTGCGTAGCGGCTGCACTAGCTACCTTACGGTCTAGTACATCCATTAAACGCATAACGCTTTCGAGTACGTAACGGCTGTTCTCCTGACAATGGCGGGCAATATCAGCGGCGTTAATAAGCTGTGAAGCGGTGAACGTGTCGGTTGTATCTACGGTGTAGGTAGTAGTGCTATCGCCGTAAGTGTTAGTTGAGGTACACGTTAAAATATCTGCGCCTTCCTCTACTTCGGTTTCGGGTAGGCGCTGAATCCAACGAGCTTGTACGGTTTTTAATTTACCGCCTCCGGGGCTTACCTCGGTGCGAATTAGTTTTGCGTTTTCAGGCGATAAAAGGAACTCCAAAAACGGGAGCTGCTCACGTTGCCCTACTTCTATAAATAGCTCCGAAAGGCTCATTTGCACATTCGGGCATTCTGATAAAATGCGAGAAATTGACATAGTTAAAATGTAGTTGTTGTTGTAGGTTCGTGTTTATTAGGCTGAACCCTTGCGCCTACAAATGCCATAAAGTTGGCGAACTACACTAAAGAGCGCAACAAATTTAAGAAATATTTTTGTAATTCAAAAAAGCGTTTTATATTTGAAGCCGAAACAATCGAGCGGTTGGTTCGTTATAAACGATATTGATACCTTTAACGGTTTCCAATAACCCGAACAGCCCGCTCGCAGTTTCGGGTTTTTTTATTCCCTAAAAATAAAATTGAACTTGGTCGGGATAAACTACGGCAGCAAGTTCGTAAAAAGCGCTACTGTGGGCAATGATACCAGCGCAGCGGTGATGCAAAGAGGTGAGCCGCACTATCATTCGGGCTACCGTATGGCTCGTAAAATAGACCTCAACCTAATAAGGCACGGCGCCCTGTTAGGCACAGCGTTCGACGAATGGCTCCGAAAAGCTATTAGAGCGTAACTGTGAAAAGCGTAAAGCGAGTAAAAACCGCTTTGGGCTAATCATGCTTTCACAGTTTCTCAGAATTCACCAAAAAGCTATTAGTAATACTCCTAAAAGCTTATAATACTATGAAGCGAACAAAAAAAAAATAATCGTAAAATGCACGAAAATCTAACTTTTTCAGAGTGTTCATGGGATAGTGTTAAACACTTTTTTTTAGCGCATCATTATTTAAAAACGATGCCAGCGGGGATAATGGCTGTTTACGGTTTGTTTGACGAAAACCAGTTAGGGCTTTCAGTTGGGGGCGCTGTATTTTGTAATGGGCGTATTCAATACGACGGTAGGTTTATTGAATTTAGCCGAATGTGGATGCTAGACAAATTAGGCAATAATACCGAAAGTTGGTTTATAGGAAAATGTTTAAAAGCCTTACATCAAAAATATAAAACCTATGAGGGTGTAGTAACGTGGGCAGACTCGCAGCGCGGTCATAATGGCACAATTTATTTAGCCTCTAATTTTGTTTACGATGGCGAAAGTAGAAAGGTAAAAAAGTTTCAAGGCAAAAATAAAAAGGTAATTTATGAGCGTACATCTGACGAAACAAATATTTTTATAGGACATGATTTACCTAAAAAACGTTTTATATATTATTTCGACTCCAAAAAAAGGGAGTTAATGCGCATAAAAAAAGCGGGTACGAAACCCGCCTTTTCTTAACTCAAAATCCCTAAGAGTATGAATACGACCTTACAAAGATATTAAGGCAATTCGATTTTTCCAAAAAACATTTTAAACGTTGGCATACATAGTTTTTTTAGCGTGTTTTAAAATAACCTCTATTGCATGCCCTAGCTCTATTGGGTTTACCATTTCGCTTTCAATACCCCTGCGCCAGTTATTATGCAGCTCTAAAATATGAATAGCTTTACGTAGGCTCATTTCGCAAAAAATCGAGGGTTAACACCTTTTACTTTTTTATCCGCCGCCGTTTCTAGCTGCGGTATAATAGCGCCGGGGCGCGGCATTGGTTTACCCGCTTGTGGGTTTTTCTGAATAATACCCGCCTCGGTAGCCTCTTTTAATAGCACGTCCGAAAGGTTTAGAAACGTACCCGCTTTTTCTTTTGATTTAAGGCGTTCGCCGCTGCTTTTATCCTTTACAACAAAATTACCGTCGTCTTCTATATCGAGCTGGTACTTATCAGCTATTGCGCTTTTAAAGCCCCTTATCGTTAATTCATTCGCCGAGGGGTCTAGTTTCAACGCCGCCAGTTCACGCTCAAAGGTTGAATTAATTTTAGCGTTTCGCTGGTCTTCGGTTACTTTGATTTTAATTGTTCGAATTGATTTATAGCGTCCTGCCGTGCGGTGTCCACTTCGGTTACTTTACGCTCCAACGTTTTATATTTCTTTTCCCATTCCTTAACAAGTTCCTCGCTACCTGAAGCCGTTGCGCGTTGCTCCCATTCGGTTTGTTTCTTTTCGTATTCAGCGCGGGCGCGGTCTGAGGCGCTGCGTATAACGTCTTCTACTTTCTTATCCTTAAAATCGTCTTCGCTTAATGTAACGCCAAACGGCTCAAATGCCTTGCGCGTAACGTTGGCTATTGTTCCCGTTAGCTTACCGATTTTACCGCTAAGCTCTTTACTTTCTACGTAGGTTTGTTCAAACTTTTCCTTTGCCGCTTCTAGGTTTTCGGCTTCGTTTAGGTTTAGAAATTGTAGAAGCTCCAACGCTTCTTTCTCGTTCAATGGCATATATTAAATTTATAGGTTTTAATTCCAAAGGTCGCCCGCCGCGCTTAACTAATAACGCCGCTAGTATTCCCGTTGCGCGTTTAATATCGCCGTTAGGCATAACGTAAAACATAGCGCTAAATTAGTGTATTACGGTTTCAAAAGCAAATTAAATTTATTGCCTACGTTTTCAGTCGATTATAATTTTTTTTGTATTTATTTTTGTTTGAGTGTTGCACATTCAAATAATAGTTGTAATTTAGCTGCATCAAACATTTAAACATTTACACAATGGCAACTCAACAACAAATAGAATTAGGGAATTTTTTAGCACCTTTAACC